ATGATCCCCACCGACCGTGTGTTCTGGGGTGTTTTGACCCTCGCCGTAAGCGCCTTACTGCTTGCGCTGCTGGTCATGTGGGCCCTGCTCCCGAATCCGCACCGCGGGTTCACGCCGCCGCCCCTCGATCGGGACGGGTTCACCTACTCCTGCTACTGCTGGCAGGACACCGTACGCGTCACGATCCTTGCCGAGCCCCCGCCCCGCGCCAAGCATGCGCGCCGCGCACGGGCCCCGCTGTACCACCGCATCCGCCCGAACTCGTCTCCCAACGCGAGGGCGGACGGCGGACGGAAGGGGAAGGCAGTTCCCATGCCCGCGGCTGTTTGAGCATGCGTGCACGGTGATCCCCTAGAGAGGGCCCTCGGCGACTCTGCGGCCGTCGAGGGTCCTCTCGTATGCCCTGCAACGACAAAGGCGCCCCCGCTACCGGCACGAGGCCGGTAGCGGGGGCGCATTGCGTCAGGGGGTGTCGTCGGTGAGTTGGCGCGTGCGCTCGTCGACGCGGTCGACGGCGTCGCGCAGGCTGCTGCCGCTGTTGGGGTGCAGCTCGTGCTCGACGCGAGCGAGGCGTTCCTCGATGGCGCCGAGTCGGCTCATGACGCCGGGACGCGCGGGGACGCCGGGGCGCGGGTCGGTGCCCTGCCAGTCGTCGACGAAGTCCTCGACCTTCCCGCCGATGCGGCGAAAGGTTCGGGTGGCGCGCCATGTTAGGGCGAGCGCGCCCGAGATCGCGACGGCGGCGCCGCACCAGATCACAAGAGCGTCGATCGGGTCGACGCCGGTCGTCGCTGTGATCACTCGGTGCGGTCATCCTTCCGGTACAGGGCGAGCAGCTCGTCGTCGGTGCTCGGCTCGGCGCGCAGCCACGCGGGCAGCAGGTTCTCGACGACAGGCAGCGCCATGACTCGTGTGAGTCCGCCAGCGACGGCGAGGGCGACACCTACGCCGGCCGCGGTCTGCGGGATGCCTGCGGCGTCGATGATCAGGGGGAGTCCGGCGGCAAGGCCGAGCACGGTCTGCACAACGGTGCGGATCGTGCGGCGGGCGGCGTCGGTCATGGGGCAGTACCTCTTTCCACAGGGTGGGGACAGGGGGGCGCCCGCCTGCCCGCGGGAGTGCGGGCGGGCGCGGGGGTTGGGTCAGACCTTGGGGACCTTGAGCGCGTCCCACTGCTTGCGGCCGGGCCACCCGTCGCAGAACTGCGGGGCGTCGCCGAGCTTGCGCTGCCACTTCCGGAAGCTCTCGCGGTCGGCGCTGGTCCACTGCGGGCCGGGGCCCTCGCGGTAGGCCGAGCAACCCTCGGCGACGAGGCGCCGGCCCATGGCCGTGACGATCGCCGAGCGCGGGTTCTTCTTGAACCAGTCGACACCGGGGAACGGCTCGTACTTCGGGGGCTTGGGCGGCGTGGTGCTGCCGCCCGGGCGCGGGGCGCCCTTGGTCACCCATGCGTACAGCGGCCCGCCGGGGCAGGCGGTCGCGTATCCGTCGCGATGGCCCTTGATCTCCGAGCCGGCGCCGCCGCTCTTGCGCAGCCACTCGATCGCGTCGCGAAGTCCGTTGAGTTGGGCCTCAGTTGGCTCGGTCAGGCCCGAGTCGCCGACCATGGCGCACACGGAGTAGTGACCGACGTTGAGTGTCTGGTTCCCGTTAGCGCCGGTCTTGCGGTGGGCGCCGCGGCCCTCGTAGACGTAGCCGTGCGGGCAAACCATCGCGTTGTACGCGATGTCGCTGTAATCCTCCTGGCGGTTGGCGAGGTGGCTCGCCTGAATGTCGCGGACGCGGCTGGCGCACAGCCTGTGATTCTCGGCCTTTGCGAGGCTCGCCGGTACGGGCGTGCCCTCGTAATGGATCTTCACGCCGCGCGTGCTGCCGATGTAGGCGAGCGCGTAACGGGACGGTCGGGCGCCCCACTGGGAGCGGGAAACGAACTGCAAGGGTGGCCCTCCTCGGGCATGAGAAACGCCCCGGCCAGTGGGCACGGGGCGTGATGTGGTGCGGGCGGCGCGATCTACGCGAGCGCGGCCCAGAATCGGTTAGCGCCGTTCTCCATCGAGGCGAGCGCGATCGATGCGGGGGCCGAGGCGGCGCCGGCCGAGTAGACGCCGAAGCGGCGTACGGCTGTGTACCCGAAGAAGTTGGGCGGTGCGCCTGCTCCAGACTCCGAGGCGAGCAGCAGCGGGCCGTCGCCGGTCGTGGTGTTGTACTGCAAGCGCCACGCCACGTAGTACACGCCGGCTGTGGCCGAGTACGCCGAGGTAAGGGGCGAGTTGATCGTCGCCCCGCCCGCGGTATGGACCTCGGCCGGTTCGTACGTAGCGGTGGACATGTCGCCCGTCGTCGCTACTCGGGCACCGGTCGAGTTGTAGATCGCTGCCCATGAGCCGGTGGTGAGCCCGCCGGCGTATCCGGTGGCGAACCAGACGATGCGGTTGATCGTGGCGGGGGTGCGCAGGATGACAGCGGTTACCCGTATGGGGCCACTACCGGGGTAGAGGGCGGTGGACTGGCCGAGGGCCGGGTCGAATGCCCACGTGAGCAATCCGTGATCGGTGGGCAACCACTCGCCGCCCCCGAGGGCGTCCACGTAGCTTTTCCGGGCGAGGTGGTTGTCGGCGGTTGGGGCGCCAGTCGACGAGGGGACACTCGAAAACGTCTTGCTGCCCGCGACGGTCTGCGTTCCGGTCAGCAGCACCGCGGTACCGGCGACCTCGGCGCCAACGTCGCCGGCGACGAGCGTTACGGCGCCGGTCTTGCCCGCGACGGACTGCACGGGGATGCCGGCCGGCTGGACGTACCGTGCATCTCCGGCGCTCTGGTCGAGCGCGCCGACGTCGGCGGCGGTGAGTACCACCGCGCCCGTCTTGCCGTTGACCGAGTCGACGGCGCCTCCGCCCGAGCTCGTCGGGAGCTGCGCGGCGGGAATCTTGCCGTCGGCGCCGAGGGTGGCAACGCCGTTGACGGCGCCGGCCGCGGTGGTGGCGAGGGCGCCGACGTCGGCCGCGGTGAGCGTGATCGAGGCAGCGCTCTTGCTGTTGACCGACTGCACGAGGCCAGGGGCCCCGGGCGCACCAGGGGCGCCGTCCTTCCCATCTTTGCCAGGCACTCCCTGCACGCCCTGCGCGCCCGTGGCACCGGTCGCCCCCCGGGGTCCGACGAGTGATGCGAGCCAGTCGGCGGGGGTGCCGCTGAATCCGTCGGCGATGGCGACCTCGTACGCGCTCGCGCCCGCAGGGCCGCGCGGTCCCTCTGGTCCGACAACGGGTATGTAGTTCGGTTTGCTCGGGTCGGTGGGGGCGATGTCGGCGAGGTCGACCTGCGGCTGCGCGGCGGGTAGCAGGATGTTGTACGAACGGCCGGTCGGGATGCCGGCGAGTTGTTCCGCGACGGTGTACGACCACCCCGACGGGTCCATGCTCGGAGCGTCCGACGCGGGAAGGGTCGCGCTGATCTGCCCCTGTGCGTCGAGCTGCGCGACAACGGGACCGCCGAGGATTACGTCGGCGTCAGGAAAGGTGATCTGCGCCGGCGCGCGGAAGGTGACCGATCCGGAGAGCGGCCGGCCATCCGGTGAGAGGAACCTGCCGCGCACAGTCACGGTAGGGATGGACTCGGGCAGCACGTGCGAGCGCTCCTAGTTGGCTTCGGATTGGGTGATGGTGTTGACGCCCCACAGCGCGCGGACACGCAGGGAGCAGACGCCGGTACCCGCGGTTCGCTGCGCCCACATCACGACCGACACATCGCGGCCGTAAGGAAAGTCGGCGGCCGGTAGCACGACGCGCTCGTTTACGTCCTTGACCGTGGCCGAGCTGCTGAGTGTCCACGTTGGCCCGTACTGGACGTTCCCGATCTTCATCACTACCTGCGCGGCCGTGCCCGATGGGCCGGCCAATTGCAGGTTGACGCGCAACACCTTGTGTTGCGTGAGCATCTGCCCCGAGTAGAGGGCGAATTCGTCGTCGTTGGTGAACTGGATGAACGGGGCGCAGGGGATCGGCACCCACGGGCGGCCGAGGTGCCCATCGGCGAAACCGTCATCCATGACGATGACCTCGCCGGCGCGGTTGAACATGCGCACCATCTGTCCACCAGTGTCGACGTCGTCGCCGACGGTCAGAGCAGCCGTGCCGTTCTCCCGAGCCATGCCCACGGCCCAATCGCCCTCGGGCGTCTGGCCGGTCAGGAAGATTCGGTTCCCGTTGGGGGCCTGCGCGATGATGCGGCCACCCTCGCCGATGACGATGTCACCGTGCAGGATCTTGTCGAGGGCCGGTCTCATTTGTGCGCGGCCGGTGAGCTCGCGCACCTGCCGCTCAAGCGCGCGGACGCGGTCGAGCAGGTCCTGCGGTACAGCAGCCACTAAGCGGCCTCCAAATACAGGCGAGCCGACTCTGATCGGCCGCGCTCGGGCGGGGATATGGCCAGTCCGACCACGCGATACCGGGCGTTGAGCGTGTCGGGGTGCCATAGGTCACGGATGCGTAGACGCACGGTCGAGCCGAGCAGGGCAGGCGAGACCAGCGCGCGGGACATGTCGACGGTGACCTCGGGGATCGTGGTTCCCGCCCGGGCGGCGGCGAGATCGGCCGCGGCGTGTGCATCGAGGGTGGCCTGATCGATGACGGTCGAGTAATCGCTGCTGCCGTCGAGGCGTGGCCATCCGTCGTCGATGTCCTGCTCGGCGAGCTGTAGCGCGCTCATCAGGGGGACGCTGTCCGCGGCTTGGTTCGCATTGTCGGTCGAGCCGCGGCTCTGCCATGCGTTCGCGCGCACCGTGGCGTCGACGGGCCACGTGTACGAAAGGATCGGCCCCGGGTGGTCGAGGACGATCTCGCTGTGCCCGGTCCTGATCTGTGGGGAGCCAAGTTGCAGCCGCTTGACGCGGCGGCCGTCGCCGTTGCGGTACGAAGCGATGCGCCACTCGAAACCGCCCTCGACGCTGCCGAGTTGGTCGAGCAGGTCTCGGACGGCGGGCAGGTCGTAACGGCTGTATGTGCGGTCGCGGAGTGCTCCCGAGACTTCCGTGCCGTACTCGATGCCGATGTCGCCGCCGGGGGTGTTCTGCACGTAGTCGATCAAGCCTCGGGCGATGTCGTACTGATCGGTGCCGGTCGAGGTGAGCGTGTCGTACAGCAGTCGGTGCGATAGGTAGGTGTCCCAGGTTCCGGCCTGTATCTGTACGGCGAGAAACCCGCGGGCGTCGGAGGTGAGAGAGGCGGTCCACAGCACGCCGCCCCACCAGATATCGCGTCCACGTTCGAGCCATACCGCGGTGCGCCCGGGCACGATGCTGGCTCGGGCACGGGCGGCGATCGCAGCGTTCGGTATGGGCACGGTGCCGGACATCGAGCCGGCCTTGCCGATGTAATCGTCGAGGCTGACTTGCTGCACGGGTAGCGCGTCGAGGACTTGGTCGCTGCGCAGGTCACACAACAGCAGTCGGTATGGGGGAGAGATCATGCGCACCCCCCATCAGCCAAGGATGAAGGTCCCCGACGTGCGTAGGTTCCGGTCGTTCTTGAGCGCGCCATTGCCCGACCACGTCCGCAGCGTGATCACGCCGGCGTTGGACAGTCGGGCGGCGCCCTCGCCGAATCCATCGGATACGGACAGTTCGGCGTCGATGGCGGGGCGCCACCCCGTGGGAAGGGTGCCGATTACCTCGTCGTTGATGTTGCCGGCGGCCAGTACGTCGAGCTGCGCCCCCTTGCGGGTCACCTCGACGAGGAACGAACAGATACCCGCGGCGCCGTTGCGGCGTGCGGTGTAGGTGTTCAGGGTGTAGCCGCTCCCTACGCTGAAACCGGCGGTCGAGGTCTCGACGGCGAGGGGCGGGCGGTAGGTCTCCCACCGGGCGGCGCTTGCGTTCCAGCGTTCGAGGGTGCCGTCGACGTCGCGGTACTGCCCGTCATAGCTGCCGGCGAACGAGGTCCCCCAGCCGCGCGGGATGATTCCGCCGTACGAGCTTGTGAAGCGTCGGCGGTCGGCGAGCGCGCTTGTCCAGTTGATCCCGCCCGTTCCGGCCGATGCGCCGGCGGGAACCGTGATGGACCACACGCGCAGGGTCGCCAGGGGCAGGGTCGGCTCGGTGGGCGAGGGCGCCGGCGTCCCGGTGAGAAGCTCTACCGAGATGGTTGTCTGCCCGGGCGCGGTCGGATCGAACAGGCCGTCGCGCACGCGCAGCACGATGGAGTCGATACGGGGGTTCTGCGCGTCGCCGTCGGTGACGGTGAGCGTCTCGGGCACGGTCACGGCGACCGGATAGGCGCCCTGTGCGGTGGTGCCCTGCACCAGGGCGCGGCCGACGCCGAGCTGCACTTGCATGGCGCCGGCGCCGGTTGCCATGAGCGGGGCGCCTCCGGCGATCACGCCGTCGCGGGTCGTCAGTTCGCCGTCGGGTGCCATCGTGCCGAGCGGGGCGAGTCGGGTGTCGGTGCGGGTCTGCCCGTTGGGTGGTCCGGTGAGCAGCCACGCGGCGCGCACGGTCAAGTTGGCGCCCCTCCTTACCAGTAGGCCGAGCGCCACCGGACGGTGACGGATGCGGCGGGGTCGGATGATCCGGGCGCGGCCCGGTACGCCATATCCGCGGTTCCGGGCCAGAGCGCGAACGACTGCTCGGGCACGCTGCGGGCGGTGGCGGTGTAGAGGCGGGACGTCGTCGCGTTGAGCGTCACCGTGCCCTCGGCGGTGTCGACGGTGAGCACGTCGCCCTCGGCGAGGTCGAGGTCGTATTCGAGGACGTCGCCGCTCGTGACGTTGGTCAGGCTCGGCATGGATACGGGGCCGCGGAACTCGATCACGGGGTGCGCGGGGGCGCCGCCTCTGTTGGTTGCGGTGAGGGCGCCGGTACTGCCGGGCGGGCCGAAGTCGTACGGCTCGGCGAGTCCCTCGGCGCCGAGTCCCGGTATGAGCAGCCGAGAGGGGCCGATCGTGGCGGTTGCTGGCGAGGGCACGGTCGCCCACTGCATGACCGGTCGTACCTGTGTGGCACCGGCCGGTGCCGTGCCGGTGACCTGCCCGCGGGTGCCCGTGGTGCCGGACACGTAGGCGCCGGCGTCGTCGAGCCAGTGGAACAGGCAGATGGAGCCGGCCGGCGGGGCGTCGGCGAGGAACGTCGCGCGCTGCCCTGCGTCGATCGGGAATCCGGAGAACAGGCCCGGGCCGATGGTCCAGGCGAGGCCGGCCTGCGCCGCGGTGATCGTGGCGGTAAGGGCGCCGGCGCTGTTGCCCAACGTCATGCCGGACATGGCCCAGAACGACGAGGCGGCCGAGGCGCGGCCGGCAGCCTGCTCGTCGGGGAACTGCTGTTGCGAGGGCTCGGCGTGCCAGTCGAGGCCAGGCTCGGCGATGGGAAGGGTTGCCCGCGCGCTGCGTTCGAGCAGCTCATACCGGCGCGGGTCGGATGCGGTGAGCTGTAGGGCGGCGCCGGTGATGGTGCCGACCCGGTACCCGAGCTCGACGGGTACGGCGCGGTTGGTCACGCGCACCCATGCGAGCAGCGGTCCGCGCTCGTCGATCTGGACGACGAGGGACTGCTCGCCGTCCATGACGCCCGTGGCGGTGCCGAGCTGCTGCACGACGCCGCCGATTTCGTCCGGGCGGGCGCGAATCACGATGCCGTCGAGGGTGACGACGCGGGGCTGCGCGAGCAGCCGTCCGAGTATCGCGCCGTGCCCGTCCGCCCGGTTGACACTGCCCGAGTCGAGGGCGGGAAGGTCTTCCCATCCGGACAGGGAGCGCCACCGGTAGGGGGTGCCGCGCCCGAGCAGCAGTTCGCCGAGCTGCACGTGCCCGGGCGCGGTGACGCGGTCGCCCATCGCCACGGCGTCACCCCCTTGCCTTCATGCGCCACTGCAAGGCGGCGGCGTTCTCTTCGGGGGATTGGTCGCCGCCGTGCCAGTGCTCGATGTGCACGGACGGGCCGGCGCCCGCGGCCGAGCCGAACGGGCCGGCCGCGCCGTATCCGGCGCCCGCCGACAGGGCGCCGACGGTGGGCAGGCTCGGGGAGGGCACGAGCGTGCGCATGGTGCGCGCGACGGCGCCCTGCCCTGCGCGGATGCCCTTGACGACGCCGGCAGGAATCCAACGGCCAACATCCCTTGCCATCACGCGACTTGGGCTGTTAATGCCCAACGCCTTTGCGATAGGGCCAGGAATGAGATTTTTCGCCCACGAGATCAGCGTCGAGCGCAGCCAACTGCCCATGGATTTAATGCCGTTCCACAAGCCGCGGACGACGTCGGTTCCCTTGTCGTACAGGAGCCGGCCGAGATTTCCGACCGCGGAACCGATCCGGCCCGGTAGTCCGCGCACCCAATTGACGAGTTCGGTTGCCTTGCGAACCGAGCCGTCCTTGATGGACTGCCAATGCTTGATGATCAGGCCCGGCAAAGTCCAGTTAAGAAAGAAGCTAATCAGCTTCTGCGGGAGTCCCTTGACCCAATCGACGATGGCGTTCCAGACGCGCACCGTTCCGGATTTGATGGAATCCCAGTGCTTGATTATGAGGCCAACCAAGGTGAAGTTGAGAAAAAACTCGACGAGCTTGTTTCCAACCCACTTGATCTTTTCCCAAATCCAGTTCCAGACGGCGAGCGTCGCGTTCTTGATCGTGTCCCAGTTGGCGACGATCAGCGCGACGAGGCCGATTACCGCGGCGATGATCAGCGCCACGGGGCCCATGGCGATCAGCCATGCCGCGGCCATGCGCGCCGCCTGTAGTAGCGACTGCGTGCCCATGAGGACCCACGCGCCGACCACGCGCAGCGCGGTTCCGGCCGCGGCGGCGCCCTGCGCGATCCAGCCGGCGACGATCAGAGCGTTCGTGGCGACGAACTTCGCCGCCGCGGTGATGCCGGCCGCCCCTTGGGTGATCCAGCCGGCGACAACCTGCCCCGTGGTGATGGTGGCGCGGGTGCCGAGCTGTATCAGCGCGGGCAGCATGACCAGCGTGATAAGGCCGGCGACCACGCTAAAGGCCGTGCCGTGCTGCTCGACGAAACCGGCGGCCGTCGCAATGCCGGCGCCGAAGTCGACGAGGTACCCGCCCGCGGTGGTGAGTACGGGCAGGACCTGATTCCCGAGGACCTCGACGAACCCCTGTTGCAGGGAGCGCGTGAACTGCGTGACCTTGGTCGAGGCGTTGTCGCGCATCGTGTCGCCGGCGCGCTTGGCGGCGCCGTCGACCTTGCCGAGCGAGGCAACAGCCTTGCTCGGGTCAATCGCCATGAGGGCCTTGGACAGGTCCTCGCTCTGCGTCCCGAGCAGTTGCTGCGAGAGGCGGAAACGCTCGGTCGGGTCCTTTACCGCGCGCAGTCGGTCGGTGATGGTGTCGAGTGCTGCCTGCGCTTTCGGTCCGCCCGAGGCGAACGCGCTCGCCATTTGGTCGGCGTTCAGCCCAAGAGCTTTCAATCCGTCGGCGGCCGAGCCGTCCTTGACGCGGATGTTCAGCTCTTTCATTGCGTCCGCGACGATGTCCGCATCGCGGGCGCCGGCCTGCAAGCCTTGGTGCATGATGCCCAAGGCTTCCTTGCCGTTTATGCCGAGGTCTCGGAACTGAGTTCCGTACTCGTTGTAGGTGTCGAGCAGGTCCTCGGCTTTATTGATTCCGAGCTGCGTTCCTCGGGTGAGAATGTCGAATGCCTCGTCGGCATTCTTTGCCATTCCTGTTTTGAGCATCTGGCCGACCGCGACGCTTGTCGGGCCGACTTCCTCGCCCATGATCTGCGCGACCTGCGAGAGGCGCCCGCCGACCTTTTCGAGCTCTTTCTGCGTGGCGTCCGCGGGTACGAGACCCTGCTGCCACAGGGACTTGAGAGCCTCGTTCGCGTCGGCGACCGAGTCTGTGTACCCCTGGCTGTAGAGGGAGCCGGCGGCCTTGCCGAGCCGCTTCGCCTGCGCGGGGTCGGCGCCGAGCTGCGCGGCAAGCAGCGAGTTGTCTTTCTGCTGCTGCATGGCCTCGCCGACGCCGGCGAGGACCGCGGCGCCGACGCTCGCGCCGACCGCGGCCCAACCGAACGCGCCGAGCTTGTCGCGCAGCCGTCCGCCGGCTTCCTGCGCGCCGTCCTCGGCGCCGTCGGCGACTCCTTCGCCGAGCCGCTGTCCGGCGGCGTCGCCGGCGCGGGCGGCCTCGGCGGTGATGTTCTCGGCTGCGGCGACGACGCGCTGCTCGGCCCGGGCGAGGCCGGAAGCGGCGGGGGCGTCGTCGACATCGATCGTCGCGAGCAGCTCGGCGACGGTGAGCGCCACCGGATCACCTCCTATCGGGGGTCATCCGGCGCGAGCGCCGGTCGTTCAGCCGGCCGGCAGGCCGGTGATTGCTGCGATTTCCGCGGGGTCGTCGACCTCGCGCGGGGTGCGTGTCCAGGCGCGGGCGAACCGCGCCTCGCCGGGCAGTCCTGCAACAAGGGCGAGGAATCGGCGAGTTGAGAGGGCGGCGACCTGCTCGGCGCCGAGGTGGTACTCGCGGGCGAGGTCAGACTCGACGGCGCCCCAGTGGGTCAGGACCGCGCGCCAGAACGCGCCTTGCCCTTCCCCTTCTTCTTCGTGCCGGCCCGACGCTGCGCCCGATTCGCCGGCGATGCTTTTCCCGCCTTGGTGGCGTCTTGCTCGTCGTGCAGCTCGGCGGCGCGCTGCATGGACAGAGAGCCGGGCGTGCGGATGTTGGCGGCCGAGTAGATAAGGACGATGGCGAGCTGCCGGTCGGTCATGCCGCGCTCGGCCCACGTGTCGAGGGCACCCTCGCCGAACAGCGTCGCAAGCATCCGGCGCACGTCGTCAGGGTCCGAGCTGTCCTGTACGCGCTCCATCTGGAGCGTGAACAGTAGCGGTAGGGAGTCGGGCAGCACGTACTCGCGCTCGTAGAGGGTGAGCGCGGCCCGGGGCCGGCCGGGGGTCTGCTCGGCGAAGAACGCGTCAAAGTCGGCGGTCTCGACGAGCGGCTGCTCGGGGGACTCGCTCACGCGTCACCGCCCGACTTGCCTACGGTCTTGGCGGCGAGCGTCTGTCCGCCGGCAACGGGCGCGGTGGTCGGCTTGCCCGAGCGGGTGATCGTGGCGGACCACGACGTTTTGTCGTTGGTCTCGCCGCCCTGCTCGCCCGGGGTCATCGTGGAATCCCAAACGACCCATGTCGTCTGCGACTTGTGGCGCCACCGGACCTTGTTGTTCGAGTCGATGCCGAGCCGGTAGGCCCATACCTTGTCGACGTACGCCTGTCCGGCGTCCTGCGCCTTGGTGGTCGGGTCGATACGGTACAGACCCTCGATTTCGAGGGTGGCGCCGCGCTGCATGACGTCCTGCTCGTAATAGCCGTCGCTGTCGAACGCGGTCGTCTCGGCTGTCTCTTCGTTCTCGCCCGGGTTGTGGGTGAACGAGGTCAGGCCGGCGATGGGCAGCCATGTCTCGGTGCCGGTCACGGTGGCGTCGAGGACCTCGAACAGCCAACCGCGGGCGTCAATGGGCCGACTGTTCGCGGCCATGGGTGCACCTCCTAGTCGGGGCGGTGTGGGGTGGGGTTGGCCACGTCGAGGCGGACGTTCACCGTGTGCTCGTGCCGGCCCGAGGCGTCGGTGCCGATCGGGGCGGGGGTCTGCTGCGCGACGGCGAGTACAAGCCATGTGCCATCGGGCAGTTCGAGGCCAGCGAGCCCGTGCAGGGCGCCGTACAGGGCCTCGGCGCGGCGGCGGGAAACCCGAGGGTCGGCCGTTCCGCGTACGCGCACCTGTAGCGAGCGGACGTCGTAGCCGTTGCGCGAGTCTTGCTCGGCGGCCCCGTACAGCCACAGCCCTACGGCCTCGGCCGGCTCGGGCGGCAGGGTCTCGATGAACGTGTCGCCGGCGGTGCCGGTCGGGTCGTAGACGAGCAGGTGCTGCTCGTCGAGGTATCGGGCGACGCCGTCGAGTAGGTCAGCCACGCAGCGTCCGCCGAACCTGCGCGGCGATCAGTTCGCCGATCGCATCGGCCTCGCGGTTGGCGGGGTCTTCAAGGAACTTGGCCTTACGCCCGGGGCTGTGTCGGGCGGACATGTCCTCGTGCACGCGCGCGGCGTACGGGGTGTCGTAGGTGACGCCGGCGACGAGGTTCGCCGCGTCCACGCTGGTGGCGCCGCTCCGTTCGAGGGTGCCCTCGGCGATCGGTACCTCTTTGCGGGACTCGGTGAGCAGGTGCTCGGCGCCGAGCAGCAGTCCACGCAGCGCGCCTTGCCGGGCGCGGCCGAGGACCTGCTCGCCGTTCCAGCGGACGCGGGCCCGGGCGGCGCGGCTCATTCGGTCGTCACCTCCGTACAGGCGGGGACCGGTAGGCCCGGGGCGGTGTGGCGGGCGACGGTCGTCGCGGTCGCGGTGCGTCCGTCGGGCAGGGTGATGCGCGAGCCGAGCGGGCAGTCGAGATCGGGGGCGGCGATGAACGTCGCCGCCGCGGTGAACTCCCGCCCGTCCGGCGCCCGGGCCATGCGCGGTGAGGGGTCGACGAGCGCGGGCACGGCCTCGACTGCGGGCCCGTAGGTGGGCCCGTACGCGGTATCGGCGAGGTACGGCTCGATGCGGACGCGGTGGCGCAGCAGGACCTCGGGGACGCGGGTCACCATGCGATCACCCGCCCCGGGGTGAGGCCGGCGCGGCGCAGTGCGCGGTCGGCGCGCGGGGCGAGGTCGACGCCGGACGTCGTCGCGGTGGCCGTGCTGCGTCCAGACAGGGAAACGGGGCCGATGCTGACCGAGTTCCACTGTCCGCCGGCGCCCGTTCCGTCGTCGCCGGCGGCGAGTTGGTACTCGACCTGTGCACAGGTGGCGTCGCTGAGTGCGGCGCGCACGTCCGGGTCGGTCGGGTCGCCGTCCTCGTCGACGGCGTACACAGCGGTGAGCAGCGCTGAGTCGATGTCCTCGCCGGCCCGGGCGAGCAGCCGCTCTGCGTCTGCGGGGGCCGGTTGCCCGGTCCATGCGGTGAGGGCTTCGGGGGTCGCGTAGGGCTGGCGGGCCACGATCACCCCCTCTTGCTGCGGGCAGCAGAACGGCCCGCCGACTTGTTGTCGGTCGGGCCGTCCGAGGCGCCCTCGTCGAGTGGCTCGACGAGGTAGCCGGCGCCTTGGCAGTAGCTGATGATCGCCCGGTCGCTGGTGATGGCGGTCCCGTCGGTGAACGCCAGTCCGCCCGGGCCTTCCCCGGTGAAGTCCTCGACGGGGGCAGTGATCCGTACGGCGCGCATGGGCATCACGCGCTCTTGATGTTGCGGAACACGGCGGCGGACTTGGTGGCCTTGAGGACCGGAGCAACCGGGCCCATCTCGACCTCGCCGACCTTGACGGCGCCCGAGCGGTCGAACTCCGGGAGCCAGGTGTTCACGAGCGGCGAGCCGCCCCCGACCGAGGCGCCGTGGAATCCGTCGAGCCCGTACCGGACGGCGTAGAGGTCGCCGAGGCCGGTCACGTTGCCCCCCGTAGCGGCGCCGTCGGGGTCGCGCGTGACGAGGCCGATCACGTCCGTGTTGCTGCCGGCCTTGGTCTTAAGGTCGACGAGCGGGATTCCGTTGTACGCGGTGACCGGTCGGCCGAACGCGTCGGTCGTACGGTCGAGCTGCTCGCACCATGCAGCGATGCGCTTGAACAGCGCGAGCGTCTTGCGGTTGCCGTAGATGACGTTCGGGGCGTCATCCATGGCGGCGAGCCAGTTGTCGATGTGGGTCTGCGCGGCGAGGGCCGCGGCCTTGTCGTTGATCGCCGTCCAGTCGACGAACCCCGCGGCGACGCCGTTGTTCAGCGGCAGGTACTCGGTCGAGCTGCCAGTGAGGATCTTCGACAGGCCGTCGAACCCGTTCGTCTCGACCGCCTTATCGCCGTTGATCACGGCATCGGCGAACTTGGCGCGGCTCGCCTTGATGAGCTGCTGCATGTTCAGCGTCACGGCGCCCGAGGCGGCCGGCCCGATACGGGCGATGACGCGGTCGACGGAGAAGCTACCGCCGAGCGGGACGAGGTCGACGGTGTACCGCTGCGTCTGGACCTCGGCGGGGGTGTACTCGGTGTTCAGCGCGCGGAAGTCGGCCGAGCGCTGCGAGATCAGGCGGCGGTACCCATAGGTGAGGGTGTCGCCGCCGGTGGGGCTCACGACGTTGTCGAACGTGAGGCGGTCGAGGATGTCCGAGGACTTGCGGAACTCGTCGATCACCTGCACGTCGACGTCGTCCTGCGCGTTGTTGCGCGCCTCGGCGAGAGAGGTAGGCAAAGCGTTTCTCCTGGGGGTTAGGCGCCGCTCAAGCGGGCGGCGACGGCGTCGTGCAGCGAGGCGGCGCGGCGCTCGCCCGAGGGGGCGCCGTTGAACTCGGCGCCGCCGCGCGGCGGGCCGTTCGGGGCGGTGCGGTACAGGTCGGGGTCGGCGTCTACGGCGCTCTTGATGGCGGCGGTGAGCTGCTCGCCGAACGTGGCGTCGGCCGGGTCGAGGGCGGCCACGGCAGAGACGAATGCGCGGCTGTTCAGCAGTCGGTCGGCGCGCGCTCCGAGCTCGCCGGCGGCCTTGTAGGCGGCGAGCTCGACGCGTGCCGTGCGTAGTTCCGTGGCCGATTCGGCGAGCTGCTTGTCGCGGTCGGCGACCGCGGCGGCGAGCTTGGTCGGGTCCTGCTCGCCCTCGGCGTCGGGGTTGAGTGCCTTGTTCACGGCGTCGAGCGCGGCGCGCAGCTCGTCGCGTTCGGTGGCGGCCTGCTCGGCGCGGGTTGTGGCCTCGGCGAGCTGCTGCGCGGCGGCCGGGTCCGGGGCCGGCGGGGTGCCCGGGTCGGTGTTCGGGGCGGGGGACGGGTCGCCCGCCGGTGGGGTGTTCGGGTCGCCGGCCGGGGCCGGGTCGCCGCCCTCGCCCGAGCCGCCCTTGATGGGCCAGATCGGGCGTCCGTCGCGGCGGATGCCGAGGGCGAGCTCGCCGGTTCGCGGGTGGGTCGGCAGGGTCTCGTCGGGGGAGTGCTCGGGCATACGGGCGTGCCTCCGGGATGGTGCGGAAAGGGGAAGGGCCCACCGATGGCGGGCCCGATGGGAGAGGAAGGAGAGCGGTCTACTCGCTGCCGGTGTCCGCGGCGGCGGGGAGCGCTCGGGCCTTGGCGTAGCCGCGCACCCATGCCGAGCGGCGCAGATCGCCGCGGGGGTACGGGCACGCACTCACGGGGGAAGCGGCGCGGCCGGCGTCGATGCCGGCGCGCAGTGCGCGAACGAGGTCGCCTCGATGTCCCACAGCCACCCCCTAGAGCCGGTTGTTCTGGGTGTTGCGAGAGGCGCGGGCGGTCTCGGCGGCGGCGCTGCGCTGCCCGGTGACCATTTCCTCGTACTCCACGAACGTCATGCGCGGGTTGTCGGCCCAATACCTCTTGAGCTCCTCCGAGGCGCGGGCGTAGGCGACGTGCGCGGGGCCGCTGAACAGCGTTCCCGGGTCGACGCCGGCGGCCCGGGCCTCGCGGGAGAGGAGATAGCCGTTGGTCGCGTCCTCGGCGTCCATGTACTGCGCCCATGTGTGTTCGCGGTACATGTCGCGGAGCTGCTCGCGTGTGTAGGCGGTGCGCTGCTGCATGTCGGCGTACTCGCGCTCGGCGATCCATCGCTCGGTGCTGGACATGCCGGCGTACCAGTCGACGGCAAGGCCGTTCCACGCGTCCGGCGGGGCGGCCGGTTCGAGGGCCTCGTCGACGGCGGCGCGGTCGGCGAGCTGTCCCTCGACGGTGTGCGCGCCGGCTGCTTCCGGCATCGGGGCGGGCGGGTACCGGGCGTCGAGCTCGTCGGCGATGCGCGCCGCATCCTCGGGGGATGCGTAGCGCACGGCCCACCCGAGCACGTCGTCGCCGACGCCGGACAGATCGCGGGCGAGGCGACCGCCGGGGAACACCTCGGCGAGCAGTCGCCGGCGGTGGATCTCCGCGCCGATCGCCGGCCGGTCGTCCTCGACGTGCCGAGCGCGGGCGGCGAGGTCCTGCTCGGACATGCCGACGAGGTCGCGTCGTGCCCCGGGCAGGGCGGCGTCGAGGTCGCGCCGGTCGGCCTCGGCCATGACGCGCAGCATGTCGTCGTCGCCGAGGTGAGTAGAGACGCGGGCGAGCTCGTCATCGCTGAACTCGGAGAGGTTGTCGACGAGCCGGCCGTTCGGCCGGATGCGGTCGAGCAGGGCCTGCTCGTCGCGCCGGTCGCCCTCGCCGCGGATGCGGTCGAGGTCGCGCTCGTCGAGCACGCCGGGCCGGATCGCGACGCCGAGCTGCTCGTCGGTCATCTCGGGCAGCGTGCGCTCGTCTCCCGAGCGGACGCGCGCGGCCTCGAACGGGTCCGACCCCGGGCCACCCGGCGTACCGGGGCGGCCCGCGGTACCGCTCGTTGGGGGGAGGTTGCTTGCGCCGGGCTGCTCGCGCTCGCGCCGGCGGATGAGCTCGGGGTGTTGGCGCAGGTGCTCGCGCTGCTTGGCCTGCCACTGGCGCACCTTGGCCTCGGCGGACCGTTTGGCCTCGGGTGTCACGGCCGAGGCGGCGCGGTTCTTCCACTTGCGTATGCCGCGCTCGATGGCGCGCTGCTTCTGTGTGGCCTCGTATCCGTCGGGGTCCTCGGACGCCTCGACCGGTGCGCGGGTCACCCCGGGCAGGTACGCAGACAGGCTGTGCCGGCAATTGGGGTGCTGGAATCCGTGCTGCCGCGCTTCGTCGACGCTGCCAGCGATGTGCACGCGCACGGTGCGGTCGTCCTCGGTGGCGTGCTCGGTCTCGATGGTGTGGGCGCCGCCCGGGCCGTCGAGCGAGAGCACCTTGCCCTCGTAGGGGGCGCAGATGGGGCACTCGTGCGGGGCGTTGCTGACGATGACGAGGTCGAGGCCGGCGGCGCGCAGCTTGTCGCCGTGCGCCTCGACCGCGGCGCGGCCGGTCGCCGTGCGTACGGCCATCTCGGCATAGCTCGTCATCTGCCACGCGCGCCCGCCCCGGTCGACGAACGTGCGCAGTCCGCGGTCGGCGAACCGTTCCATTGCCCGCTGTGTCGCTTGCCGGCGGGTGTCGATGCCGAGCAGTGGCGTTGCCGCAACCTCGGCGATCACTTGCCGGTATCCGTCCTCGACACCGCGGAGGATGCCGCGGTGCGTGGCGGTGACGAGGTCGACGGTTTCCTGCGCGAGGCGGTCAACGGCGCGGGTGTTGGGTGTGGTGTCGGCGATGCGGCGCAGATCGTTGTCGTGCAGTGCGCCGAGCTCGGCCAGTCCGGCGCGGGCCCCGGTGTTGTACGCCTCGGCGACGACGTCGAATACGTCGAGTTGCATCGCTGAGCCGAGGGCGTCGACGACTCCCTGCGCGCCGCGGCGCAGGGCCTGTATGTCGCGCAGCTTGTTGGTTGCCCACCCCGGGGCCTCGAACCCGTCGGCGAGCTGCCGCGCCACGATGCCGAGCAGCCGCTGCTCGGCGTCCGCGTACAGATCACGGACGCCGGCCGAGAGGTCCTCGACCATTCCGGGGTGGATCGGCACGGCGCCCCCTCGTGAATCAGTCGAGGGCGCCGGCCTGCATCGGGTCGGGCACTGCTGCGCCGGTCTCGGTCAAGATGCGGTCGACCTCGGCCTGCACGGCGGTGTCGTCCCAATCGGGGTGCAGCGCGCGCACCTTCGTGTCGGTGCTCACGGCCTGTGCCTGCTGGAGAAGCGACAGGGTCTGTGCGACCGATTGCGGGTCCTCGCTCACGCCGTCGCCGAAGGTGACGCGCGGCCGGTCGACGACAAGGCCCGGGGTGAACAGCGCCCGGTCGAGTCGCAGCATGACGAGCAGGATGTGCGCGAGGGCCGGGCGCCAGTAACGCGACTTCTTGTCACGCGTGATCATCGAGCGGCGCTCGCGGGCGGTGACCTCGGTTGCGGTGACGGCGGCGCCCTGGTCGCCGAGTCCGAAGCTCTGCGCGGAGTAGCCGGCGGAGCGTACGGCCTGCTGCACGAGCGAGTCGGCGGTCGACTGGTGCTCGGCGACCCTGATCGCGAACTGCGACAGGGTGATTCCTCCGCCCTCGGTGGGCGGGATGTTCAGGCCCTGCCAGATTTCGCGGTCGTCGTCGAACGAGGCGCCCCTGCCCGGTCCGTGATCGCGTAGGTATCCGTCGGGGATGATCAGCCGCGCCCTGCCGAGCCTGATGTCGCGCAGCCATGACGACCATGTCTCGTCGAGTGCGTCCATGAGGTCATGCAGGGGCGCGGCGTAGTCCGAGCGTCCGAACGGGCTCCCGCGGTGGCGGCGGTTGGGTCGGATGTTGGGGACGTACGCCGCGGTGAGCTCGGGTATGCCGGTCTCGATCGCGTCGCCCTCGGGGCCGAGGGAACCAGCGAGGCCGGCGACCTCGGGGTGCTCGGTGAGCGGCACGCGCCGGCCGAGGCGGTCGACGGTCCCCTCGTACAGTCCGTGCAGGATGCGCCCGGGCTCGTGGTGTTCGAGGTGGCGCCATACGGTCGAGCCGTCCGAGGCGAGCTCGCGCCAGAACGTGACGTCGGTCAACTGCCCCCAGCGAAAGCGCGGTACGGCGGCGTCGGCGTGCACGACGGTGAGCAGGGGGCGGGGTGCAAGCGAGGTATCCCACGTGATCCGCAGGAAGACGCCGCCGAGTGCGGCGGCGACCTCGGCCGCTTCGAGCAGGGTGTTCTCGATGCCGCCGGCCTCGACGAGCTCGGCGAGGCGGTCCTGCGCGCCGGTGTCGGGCACGGTGAAGGTGGGCGGTTCGGAGAATAGGAGATCGGCGCTCGTGGTGGCGATGTCGCCGGCGAGCGGGATGTGCACGCGGGTGTCGCGCTTGCCGGGCTGCGGGTGGCGGTGGCGGGACCACAGGCGGCGCCGGCCGTCCTCGCGTCGCTGCTGGTGCTGGTAGACCTCGGCGAGCTTCTTTCGGTCGCCGGAGTACCAAGCATCGTCGACGTGCAGCTCGCGGTATAGCGGGGCGAGCTGCGGCGGCGGCCACGGGGCGTTGCTGTCAGGCAGCGGCACAGGTCACCCCCTGTCTGCTGCGGGCGCGGCTGCGCGCGTTTGCTCGGCACCTGCGGCACTTCCGGGTGCCGTTGGTGGCCCGGTAGGTGTTGGCGTGGTCGAACCGGTGGCCTCGGATGCACGCGACCTGACGGGCGCGAGCGGCGGCGTGCGATTCACCGCGCAGTACGTTGACGCGCTGCGTCACGGCGTCGAGGTGGTCGGGGTTCACGCATCCGCGGTTGCGGCACAGATGGTCGATGACGAGGCCGGCGGGGATGGGGGCGACGAACGCCTCGTACGCGACGCGGTGCGCGTACTGCCGCTCGCCGTCGACGCTGATGCGGGCGTATCCGTTCGGCATGAGGTAGCCGGTCCACTGCCAGCAACCGCCCGGGCCGGCCTCGGTGCTCGCGAGGAATCTGTCGGACCAGTGCACGGGCGCCCCCTCACATGACGAGGCCCCGAGGCCAACAGGCGGCGGCGGGGCGGTAGTTGGGGAGCTATGCGCTTTGGGCGAGCAGTCCTCGCCACTCGTGCGCGGTCGAATGGATCACGTAGCGCAGCGCGTCGACCGAGTGATCGTTCTTCTTTACGGGCTTGTCCTCACCGCGGGCGGCGGCCTCTTCGGACCACACGTAATTGGGGATCTCGGAGAGCAGACCGACGCACGAGCGATGGATGCGCAGCAGCCCAGAGTCGAGGGCGACCGAGACGCTACGGATACCGTCGATCACCTCGTTCACGGCGCGTGTCACGCCCGGGTGTCCGTCGGCCCAAAGCTGTGTGGAGTAGCTCGCCGCGCTCGGGTCGATGAACGTCCACTCGGGGACGACGTCGAGCTCGTCGAGCCACCCGCGCACGGCACGGCTGTACTCGGCGTCGGTCATCTGCCGATGGGCCGCGCGGGAGTCGTGGCGCCACTCGTTCACTGCGTACAGGCGGCCGTCGTCGCCGAGGCCGAGCAGGATCGCCGAGAACGGGTTGCTCGTGCCGTAGTCGACGCCGAGCCAGTAGCGGCGCATCGCCGGTAGCTCGTCGACGACGTGCCGCTGCTCGTCGTACGCGTCGTAGATCGCGCCCTCGGCGACAACCCACTCGCCCAGGATCATGCGCCGGCGCCACAGGCCGGTGAACTCTGCGGCGAGGGCGGCGACGTACGCCTCGGAAAGGCTCGGGTTGTCCGCGAGCTGAAAGTGAAACTCGGCGAGGTCGAGCTCGTCGGCTCGGTCGAGGTAGTCGGTCCGCAGCCAATGCCGGGGCGAGTCGGGGTTCGTGGTGCCGATCAGTTTCGCCCCGGGCACAGACAGGCGGGCGAGCAACTGACGGAAGAACGCCGCGGGCAGCAGCGTGACCTCGTCGGCGTAGGCGAGGGCGGCCGTCATGCCGCGCAGTCGGCCCTCGGCTCGTGCGTCTGCTGCTCCGACGAGGTGAACAACGCGCCCGAGGATCACGGCGGTTGTGGCGCCGCGGGTGTGGCGTACCTCGGCGGCGAGGTCGCCGAACAGGGTCGGGTCTTGCAGGACGTCGAGGCAGTTGCGTTCGATCGTTTGCAGGCTGCGCCCGACGATGACGATTAGGCCCGAGGCCGGCGCCCTGCGGACCATGAGCAGGAAGCAGACAAGGCTCGCGATCGTCTTTCCCGACCGCACGCTGCCGTGCCAGATGTTGATACGGGCCGTGGCGCCGCGGATGGATGCGAGCTGCTTGTCGGACAGGGGGAGAGGCGCGGCCATCACACCCCCTGTCCGTCACCCCCGGTCGGTCCGAGTAGGACGTCGGCGAGGCGGTCGAGCATCGCGCCGCCGCTGCTCCCGGTGCCGGTCTGGCGGGCGAGCTCGGCGACTCGGGCGTGTACCTCGGTGAGGGCGCGGGCGGCGGTGGCGTGGTCGCGGGCATCGCGTGCGGACTCGGCGCCGGTGGTCTTGACGACTTGGCCGAGGGCGCCGTCGAGGGCCTCGTCGGCGAGCTGCTCGCGCCGTGCGGCGGCGTCTGCTCGTCGTGCCTCGGTGGCTGCTGCGACGCGAGCGCCACCGGAGAACGTGAGTCCCTCGGTGCGGGCGATCTTGCTCACTGTGGCGGCGCTGCGCCCGATCGTCCTCGCGATGTGGTTACGCGACTTGCCCTCGGCGTGCAGGCGGCGCACGGCCTTGCGGTCGCGGGCGGTGATCGGCTCGGCCATGCGCTCACCTCCCGGCGGACATGCGTCCGCCCCGCCACGGGGGGGATGTGGCGGGGCGGACGAGTGAGGGGGCCGAAGTTTCCGGGCACGCCGGAGGCGCCCCCAACATTAGGTCACGAACCGATAACGGCGCAAGCCTGTTCGGATGCTTGCTCGGCGGCGGCGAGCGCGCCGACGAGGGCGACGAGATCGCCCCACCCCCACACGCGCCGCCCGCGGTCGTCGAGCGGCACGGGCGCCGTGCAGTCCTCGCCGGTCGAGCAGGTCACCCTCGGCGCCTCGTCCGGGTCGGTGTGCAGGGTGAGCTCGCCGCCGCACCACGGGCACGGCCGGTCGGGCACGGGCGTGGTGCGCTGGTCGAGGCCGAGAGTTCGCAGCAGCCGGTCCTCGGCGACGCGCGCGGTACGCCGTGCCTCGTGCAGCAGATGCGGGGGCAGAGGGGCGAACGGCGGTGCGGCGAGGGCGCCGTCGAGCTGCTGCTCGGGCTCGGTGTCCTCGTCGAGCACGCGCCCCTCGACCCACACGCACGCGAAGTGCAGGCCATGCGCACGCGAGCCGGCCGCGCCCCGTGCGTCTGCTGCGCCCGGGTGTTGGTAGTCCCATCGGCGCGGGTCGCCGTGGCTCGCGTGCTGGACAGCGGCGGCGAGGGTGTCGGCGAGGGCGAACACCTGCCGCTCGATGGCGAGGCCGGCGTCGAGCGCGTCGAGGTTGGCCGGTGCGGGGTGCTCGCGCAGCACGAGCGGCGCCCGGTCCTCGACGACGAGCTGCTCGTCGTCGACGGCCCGCATCGTGTGCGCGAGCTGCCGCGGGGGCCAGACGTCCGCGGGCGGGGTCTCGATGGCGAGCAGCAGCGCGGCCCACTGCTCGCGGATGGAACGCAGGGCGGCGACGGTCTCGTGTACGGCGGTGGCGTAGTTCATCGGCGCCCCTCCTCGGCGGCGTGCGGGCGCAGGGCCTCGGCCTCGGCGGCGTACCGGTCGCGCTCGGCCTCGGTCTCGGCGATGCACTGCTCGGCGGCCTCGATCCGGCTGTGCAGGCGCATCGCTGCTGCCTGCTGTCCGCCGGCGCTACGGCGGTGCTTGTCGCACTCGGTGATCTCGGCCTCGACGTCGCTGCGCAGTAGGGCGGATTCCTCGGGAGTGAGAACGCCCCGGTCGGCACGGGCGAGCAGCACGCGCAGACGAGAGCGGCGGGCGTCGCGCTCGACCTCGCGCTGCTCGCGGCGGCCTCGACGGGAATCGGTGCGGGTACGGGTGTTCATCGTGCTTCCCCCTCGTTCAGTGCGGTGCAGGTGGTGCAGTGCGGCGGGCAGGCGCCGCGGGTATCAGCCGGGTGTCGTCGCAACGGCCCGGGGTCTCGTCGACAGGCGAGCCGGCCGAGCGGTACGCCCGAGGCGACGACGAGCGCGGCGACGAGTTGGGCGTTCACGGGGTCGGTTCTCCGTTCGTACGGGTACGGCGAGTCAGGCGAGCGACGAGGCGCCGAGCGCCGCGGGTCTCCCGCGCGCGAGGCGCGACCGGTCGCGCGTGCCGGGTGGTGTTGATCTCCCATCCCTCGATGGCGAGGCGGTCGAGCAGCTCGGCCGCGGTGAGCGTGGCGAGGTGGGGGTGCACGTCGAGGGCGTCGGTCAAGTGGGCGGCGATCACTGCGCGCGCGGCTGCGGGAGTCATCGGCGGTGTGCTCCCGAGGTGTGGCGGGCGCGGCTCTCGCGCGGGGCGGGTGGCTGGCACATGAGGCGGGCGAGGCGGACCTGCTCGGCCTCGGCCTGCTCGTCGTCGGTGGGGTCGAGTTGTGCGATCAGGGCCTCGATGCGCGAGGGGTGAACGCCAGACAGTGCGCGGCGACCCTTGCCGTTACGCCGGTATCCGCTCTGGCACGGCTGGTCGGGCTGTGCGTGGCAGTGCGGGCAGCGGACGCCGAGCGGGTCGGGGATGCCCTCGGCGACGATCGCCTCGCGGTGGGCCCGGGCCGGCCGGTAGGGGGCGAGGTCGCGGGCGACGTGCTCGGGCATGTAGCGGCGCGGACCGTCGCCGACTCCCGACATGAGGGCGGCGAGACGTTTCTGCCCTGTCGAGTTGATCTCGGCGCGGTACTGCGACGGCGGGGTGTGCCCATGGGCGACCGCGGCTCGGGTGCCGAGCAGTTCCTCGCGCCATGCCTGCGGGTCGTCGGGGTCCGCGGCCGGTACGGGGTCGGTGTGCCGGTTCATGAGCTCGCCGCGGTGCGGTGCCCATGCGGCGAGCACGTCGTGCGGCTCGACAGCGCGGAACTGCGCGGACCGGTCACCGGCGCGCTGCTCGTAGTAGCGGCGCACGGCCTGCGAGGCATCCCAACCGGTGTCGGGCAGGGTGGCGGGGACCTCGGCGAGGGCGGCCGTCCAATCGGCGATGGTGCGGGCGGACTGCTGCGGGTCGGCGAGGGCGCGGCGCACGCGGGAGTCGAGCCGGCCGGCGTAGGCGAGTAGGGCGGCGATGTGTTCGTCGATCACGGGGTGCCCTCCTTTTGGGCTTTCAGCAGGGCGAGGCCGGCGGCGAGGTTGTCCGTGTAGGCGGCGGGCGCCGGCGAGCGCAGGGGCACGACGTTGGGGCCGGGGCGAGCGGACGGTGCGCGGTCGAGGTCGCCCCACACGCGCAGCCAGTAGCGGGCCGGTTTCGGCTCGGTGCCCGGTTGGGTGCGGCGGGCGGCGAGCTCGACGAGGGCCTCGACGCCGTGCTGCTGGACGAGGCGCCAGACGTCGCGCTGCTCGCCGAGCCCGAGTGTCCAGCGGACGGCAACGCCGGCGGCGGCGAGCGCGTCGCCGAGCGGGTGCAGTTCGGGAATCAGCGGGGACCGGGCGGGGGTGTTCGCGCGCGGCTGCTGCTGTGCTTCCTGTTCTCTCTTGTTCTTCTTGTTCTGGGGGCCGGTTTCCGCTCCCCCTCGGGCCGGATTCCGGCCCCCCTCCGTACCGGATTCCGGTCCCCGGGGGGCCGATCCTCGGCCCGGGTCGGAATCCGGCCCGGGCCGATTTCCGGCCCCCTGCGCGTCGACGAGCGGCAGATGGTAAACGGTCTCCCCGCGGGGCCCGGTGACGTCCTCGACGACGGCGAGCTCGCCCGAGTCGAGCAGTGCGTCGACGGCGTCCCGCACGGTCGAACGGGCGGCGCGGGTGCGCTGCACGAGCATCGCCGTACCGGCGTAGGCGATGGCGTCAGCGTTCGCCCTGTCAGCGATTGCGAGCAGCACTGTTCGAGCGGTACCTCGGGCGGTGGCGTGGTCCCATACCCAATCCGTCGCGGCGCGGCTCAACTGTCCTTCTCCTTACGGGTGTTGGTGAGCCGGGGGCCTCGGGGCGGCCGGCGAGGGCGGCGGGAGTATGGGCGGGGCAGCGGTGGCCGGTGAGGTAGTGGCGCACGCCGTCGACGGCGCGACAGTGGCGGCCGGCGGCGCCGTCCCAATGCCCGCAACGGGTCGGGACGGCGGGCCCGTGGCTCACTGCGCGGCGTCGGCCGCGGCTGGCTCGGCGGCCTCGGGCCATCCGGAGAACTGCGAGGGCACGTCCTCGACCGTGGCCTGCTCGGCGCCCTGCGGGGCCGGCTGCGGCACGGTCTCACCCTCGATGTAGTCCCCGGGCACGTCGAGCCCCTCGGGTGACGCATCACGCCGCACGGTCTCGTCGTGCGCGACCGCCCGAGCGAGCTCGGCACTCTTCGGAATGATCTTGAAGAGTTGGCGAATGGCGGTCTTGCGGGCCATCGCGTCGTAGTCCGTCGACCACGGCCCAAAGTCCTTGGCCTTGCTGCGCTTTCGAATCGTCTCGATGTCGTCGACGTCGAGCACGACGAACGCGCTACCGCCGTTCGACAGGCGCGCAACGGCGTAGTAGTCCGTCGGCCGGCCCTTGGCCGAGCCGCGCGCCGGCCGGTGCGTCAACTTCGGTTCGAGCCCGTACTCGTACTCGAACTCGTCGCCCTCGTACACGGTGTGGGCGTCGAGGCCAGCGGCGAGCGGGTGCTGCCAAAACAGCTTGATCATGCCCTGATAGCCGATGACGAGCTGTACCTCGTACGCCCGAACCTTCTTGTTCCAGAACGGCAGCAGGTACGCCTCGCCGGACACGCCGCCCGGTTCGAGGCCGAGCGCCGAGCAGGTCATCAGCGCGCCGGCGAACGACTCTTGCGTGCACTCGGCGAGGTGCTCGACCCTGCGCAGCTCGGTAAGCGCGATGCGCGCGATACGGTCGGCGCCGCCGAGGTGCGCGGGCAGCGCACGCTCGATCTCCGGGCGCATCTGCTGCACGAACTGCACGAGCGTCGCCGGCTGCGCAGGGCGGTTGGGCTGAACGGCGGGGGAGTGCGACCGGGTGCGCTTGTTGGCGACGCGCTCGGCAAGATTGGTGCTCACGCTGCGGACTCCTTCGGGACGACGAGACGTCGGGCGCGGTGCGCCCGGAACTCGTCGGGGTGCTCGGCGGCGAGGCGCTTGGTATCGAGCGCGTCGACGCGGTGCGTGTACTGCTGTGCGAGGTCCGGGTGCGCGGCGGCGAACCGCTTCGTCGAGAGCGGGCCGTTCTGCTTCCACGTGAAGGCGACGGCGCCCTGCGTCTTGACGATCTCGGCCTCGCCGGCGACCGCCTTCAAGCGGTTGTCGACCTCGCGCAGCTCGTCGGCGGTCCTCGCCTCGCGGGCCTTGAGCTCGCGCCGGCGTTCCAGCAGCGGCCCGACCTCGGACGGGTCGGCGACGGTCACAGACTCGGCCTTGACCTTGTAGAGGTGGCCGAGCAGTTCCTCGGTCGCCTCAGACCCATCGACCGGGGGCGGGGTGCCGTCGAGCACTCCCTGCCAGAACTCGCCGACGAGGGCGACGAGGTGCTCGACGAGGGCCTCGTCGCGCTCGACTCGGTGAATCAGCAGTCGGTTACCGCCGAGCAGCGCGGCGACGTGCGCGTGCGAGTAGCCGGTGACGGCGAGGTACCAGTGAGTTTGAAGGGCCGGCCCGTCCGGCACGCTGTCGAGCCACTCGTCGAGCTGATAGGCCGAGCGCGTCTTGATCTCCAAGAGGCTGGACGGCTGCGCGTCCTCGTCGAGCACGTACCGGTCGACGTTAGCGAGCATCCAACGGCGCTCGACGTGCGCGAGCGTCCCCGGGCCATCGACGACGGCGAGGCCGGAGCGCTCGGAGAACACGCGGGCGATGGTCGGCTCGTGTGCCAGTCCCCAGAACGCAGCCTCGGCGAGGTCCGGGTGCTGGGGACGGTCGAGCGGCAGCTCGCCCCGCTTGTCGAGGTAGACCTCGTGCGCCGAGGTGTACTTGCTCATGCCGAGTACCGCGGCGACTTCCGAGCCGCCAACTCCCGTGCGGCGTACAGTGAGCCACGCCTCGCGATCAAGGTTCGGCGGGGCAACAACCACGCCAGTAGGGGACACAGTGGCCGGCTGTGCCGGCGTGCTGATCACTTGCTCGTCCCGACGTACCGGGCGTAGACGCGGTACTCGGCGACGCCGCCCTCGGTGACCGTGCGGGCAACAGCCTCGAACGATCCGGCAGGGGCGTAAGCGGCGAGGCGTGCGTTTCGGATGGCCTGCGCCGCGGATGCTGCGCGGGTCATGCTCGTGGGCTTGCGCACCACACCCCACACGTTCGGGTGCGCGCGCAGCTCGCCGGCGATCCGGGTGTGCTTGGTGTTGCGCTGCTTGGGCGGCGGGCCGACAAACTCGACGGTGCTCACGTGCTGCTCTCTCCTCACGCTGCGGACTGGCGCTCGGTGCGCTCGGCACGCGCCCGGTGGATGTGAGGGGCGAGGACTCGCCGAATCAAGTCGATCTGCTCGACGCTCGGCTCGCTGTCCTCGCGCGGCTTGGTCTGTGCCTCGTGGTCGGTCACGGCTCCCCCTCCGTTCTGTTCCACAAATCGAACAGCCAAGGGCGCAAAGCAAGGCATAGCCCCCGACAGGCTGTTGCAGATATCGAACACGGCAACCGTACGAGGCGCGAAAGCGCACGTCAACGCGATTGGTGGCGTGGCCACGCGGGGTGATGTGCGATTAGATGAGACTGTTCGAGTTTTGCAACAAGAACAGGAGTGACAGCGTGTCGGAGACCGGCACCCCCTACGGCACCCCCTTTGGGGACCTTCTACGTGCCGCCAAAGCAGAGACCGGGCTCTCGTATCGCAAGCTCGCAGAGCGCGCGGTCGACCCAACCACGGGGGTAGAGGTGGGTTACACGACGTTGCATCGGATCGCGCAAGACAAGTCGATCATGCTCGAACCCGGTGTCGTTGGCGCCGTCGCAGCAGCCATCGGCAAGCCTGAGCGACAGGTGCGCATCGCGGCGTCGCAGCAATACTGCGGACTCATCGCTGATGACGTGTTCGAGGCGAGCAGCGAAGATGCGACAGTCGTCGTCGTGCACGCTCCGGGCATGAAGCGCGAGGACATGCCCAAGGTCGAGCAGCTACTCAGGCGGTACGCCGCCGGCGAGCTGCCCGAGGAACTTTCCGAGGGTGGTGAGCGTCCCTCTAGCTAGTAGATCACCCGCTGTCTAAGGGGCGTGACCTGCGGTGTTTACCGGAGTATGGTGGTCCGGGCCTTTGCCTCGCGCATATGTTCGAGCGGAGGTCCCGTCATGGCCACAAGGGGGCAACACTTGATCCGCGTCACCCGCACCGACCTCGACACAGGAGCAATCGCAGTCGTCCGCGCGACCGAGGACGGACTGAGCATCGACATGGACCGGCGCCACATCTCCCCCACAGGGGCGGCCGGCCTGCAGCAAGCATTGAACGGCCTCGCCCCCCACTCGGGCCGTGACAACGAAACGAGAGACTCACGCCCCACCGGGGGCGAGAGCGACCGCTAG